GATCGCGCGCGTGAACCGCGTGTTCAGCGACAAGCCGCACGGACTGATCGTGGACTACATCGGGATCGGCGATGAACTGAGGGCCGCGACCGCGAAGTATTCGGCCGGCGGCGAGGATCACGGGAAGCCCGCGGGCGGGCTTGATGAAGACGCGAGGCCGCTGTTCGTGGCGGCGATGGCCGAGGTGCGGTCAGTCCTGCCCGAAGGCGTGAACTACGGGGACTGGCGACGGCTCTCGCCGATCGCGCTGGAAGACCGTTACGCGGCGGTGTATGGGTATCTGACGAGCGACGACGACCTGCGGGACTACTTCCTCGACGCCGAGTTGCGGTTGACGAACGCGTTCTTGCTCGTCAAGCATCTGACCGATTGCCGCGCCAGCGCTGACGAGGTGATCTTCTGCCAACGCGTGCGGAAACAGCTCCTCAAGACGATTCGCGGAAGGGGACCGACCAGAGACATCGAGAAAGCCGTGCGGGACTTGGTAGACGACACCGTCGAGAGCGAGGGCGTCGTTGACATCTTCAAGGCCGCAGGGATCACACGGGCCGACATCTCGATCCTCGACGACAACTTTCTTCAGACGTTCAAGGACCGACCGCTCCCGGACCTTCGGCTCAAGTTGCTCGAGAAGCTGCTCGCAGACGAGATCCACATGCGGGCGAAGAAGAACCTGGCGAAGGCGAAGACGTTCCGTGAACTGCTCGAGGCCACGCTGCAGAAATACCACAACCGGCTCATCGACGCCGCCGCTGTGATCAAGGCGATGCTGGAGATCAAGAAGGACATGGAGGCGTCGGACCAGCGAGCGGGGCAGCTTGGGCTCGCCGAGGACGAACTGGCCTTCTACGACGCCGTCGCCACGAACTACGAGAGCGTGTACGGCGTGGACTTCTTGAAGGGGCTGATCCACGACGTGGTGCAGAGCATCAAGCGGAACCTCAAGGTGGATTGGACCGAGCCCCACCGCGAAGACGTGAAGGCGGCTGTGCGTGCGGCGGTGCGGCGAGTGCTCACCAAGCAGGGCGTCAAGACGGAAGACTTCGATCGGCTGCTGCCGGTGCTGATGGCGCAGGCCGAGGCGCTTTACGCGGAGTGGCCCATTGCGGCGTAAGCGGCGACCCGAAGTTGGACATCATCCATGAGCAAGACGCATCCACCCTTCGGCGACCTGATCCGCGAGCTTCGCCTCGCGAAGGGCTACAGCCTGCGCAAGTTCGCCACGCTGGTCGGCATCAGCCCGACCTACCTCTCGCACGTCGAGCAGGGAAAGGTCGACACGCCGCCGACGGTCGAGCGCGTGGCGAAGATGGCGGAGCTGCTCGGCGAGAACGCCGACGAGCTCATCGCGGCAGCCGGACGAATGCCCGAGGACCTCGCGCCGATCATCCGGCGCTCGCCCGAAGAGATGCCGAGCCTGCTCCGCTCCGCCGGAAGTCTCTCGCCGGAAGGCCTCAAGCAGCTCTTGGCGGCGGCGAAGCGGATTCAGCAGAAGGAGCGCGGGAAGGAATGAGTCGATGACCGCGACCACCGGCACCGTGCCCTTCATTCCCGAGCCGCGCATCGAGCGTGCGGCGTCCGATGTGCTTGCGCGGTGGGCCGCCGAGCACGAGTGGGTGCCCGCACCGCCCGTGCCGGTCGACGAGATCATCGAGATCCAGCTCGGTCTTCGTGTCGACTCCGATGATCTTCGCGGGAAGCTCGGCATTCCCGATGTGCTCGGCGCGATCTTCATCCGGAGCAAGCGCATCCGCATCGACGACTCGCTCAACATCGAGACGCATCCGCATCTGCTCGGCCGGTACCGATGGACGCTCGCGCACGAAGGGGGCCATTGGGTTCTGCATCGTGAACTCCTCGGGTCTCCTGCGGCCGACGCCTCGCTCTTCGGCGACTTGGGAGCGCCGGAGTTCGTGTGCCGCTCGAGTGCGAAGCCGCCGGTCGAGAAACAGGCGGACATGTTCGCCTGCTACCTGCTGATGCCAACCGATCTCGTGCGCAGCGCCTGGCGAGAGTGGCGAGGCGACTCGGAGTCGGTGTTCGTGACGGACCTTCGGGCCGACGCGCCTCCGACCGATACCGACGATGCCGTCGTCGATCGATTCATCCGGCCGTTCGCAGCAGCCTTCGAGGTTTCTCGCGAGGCGATGCGATACCGCGTGCACGATCTCGGCCTCGTGCTCCCGTCGCGCGACGGACTGCTCTTTGCCTGACCTTCTTCCGGTGCGGCTGCGTAGCCGTGCTGTTTACTGGTTGCCAAATCGGCAACGCCTTCTTCGGAGTTCTTCTGAATGCCAAGCAACATCGACCCTCGCACGACCATCCGCAAGTTCACGCAGCCGATCCTTCGCGACTTCCTTGGGCGCTACGACGGGCCGACCGACGTGCCGTGGGATACGGTGACGCGCTCGAACGTCGACCCGGTCTACGACGCGATCATGCGTCTCGACGACACTCGACGGAACCGCCTTCTCCGAATGCTCCGAGAGATCGAGGCGCTCTCCGACAAGGAGGCGGCGAGGGTTCTCTCCGAAGAGGTTCGACTCGGGCGTCCGGCGCTCCTCGCGCAGTTCGACGCCCTGACGACGCCGGCAGATCGCGCGGCCTGGGTGCTCGTGAACGACCCTCTCGCGTTCGAAGCGGCGGCGCACTTCGCCGAGGCGAAGCGCCTCGCGCGTGGTCGCTACTGGTGGTCGCGCAACGGACTCCCGAAGCGGGCACTCATCGTCACGCCCGAATCGAAGGAGGCGCTGAAGCAGGAGCTCGTCAAGCATTACCTCCACAAGGAGGGTCGCGGGAACGATGGCCACATCGGGCACTACGTCAGCACGGCAGACGGTTGCGAGTTCCTGTTCGCTGACCTCGAAGACCTGCCCGACGAGGACTGGACGCTTCAGAACGGAGCGCTCGTTCCTCGGCCCGGCTGCGCGACGTTTCCCGTGGTGTTCGCGTTCTCCCCGGCTATCGGGGTCCTCGCGATGTACTCGCAGGCGGATCGCGACGGACGCGGTCGCCTTCAACAGATCTTCGCCAAGGTCATGCTCGGCGAAGAGATCACGCCGGTGGAGCCGACGAAGCCGTCGCATCGGCTCTCCCATCTGCTCGATCGCACGCGGACTCTGACCATCGACCCGCTCGATCCCGTCGAAAGCCCGCGCATCACCCGCGTCCGTTTGGTGCCGATCGGCCGCACCAAGGACAAGGTGGAGCTGTCGGTCGACCCGGCGGGCGGGCGGAGCCTGATCTTCGATCGGATCAACGAATACCTGAACACGCAGCGACTCTCGGCGGATCGCGTCATGGTCAAGCTGCTGACGTTCCACGTCGACTTCCTGCCTGCGGCCAAGCGGCGCGCCAAGAGCATTCAGTTCGACGTCACGCCGCATTCCCACAACCTGAAGAGCAAGGACGATCAGGTCCGCGCGATCGGCGAGCGGTGCATCGCGCTGTGGGAGGTGCTCGATGCCTGATCCATTCAACATCGTGCTCTCTTCGTTCGACATCCCGGAACCGTGCTTCTCGTCAGCGGAGGTCGGCACGTGGCCGGGGCCTGACGTCGACGCGCTCGCGAAGCTCGACGTGCTCCGCGACGGCGGGACAGCGACGCACATCAGTTGTTCCGCCTGTGGCGACGGCCACGTCGAAGAGGTGCAGCGGATCGGTGACGACCAGCGGGCCCGCTTCTTCATCATCTGCCCGACAGCGGGGCGGGTTCGGGTGACCGTCGACGAACTGAAACAGTGGACGATCGGTGTCAATGCACTGGCCGATCACCTTGCTCGTGCGCTTGGAACCAAGGCGGCCACGTCGCTCGTCGCGGGTCGCCTCTGGCGACTGGCCACGACGAAGTGGGGCGAACGTGCCCGCGAGGTGCTTCTCGCGCGAGGCCTCTCGTGGGAGGACGCGGCGCAGGTGATCTCTCGCGTTCCTCGAGGTGGACCGCCCATCGTCCTTGTCGCGTCGCCAGCGCCCGCTCGCGAAATCTGGCGCGGCGTTCCTCCCGCCGTCGTCAGCCTGGCGCGCGTGCTCGAGTCCGACGGCGGAACGGTGAGCGTCAACGCGGTTCTGTTGAAGACGCTCGTCGATGAGGAAGACGTCGCCTCGCGGCGGCTGAAGGGCGTCGAGGTCGACGAGGAGACACTCGCTGGCATGGTTCGACGGGAAGCGGCCAAGCAGGCCAAGACGCAGTTGCCAGATGAGACGATGGCCGCACTCATCGGCGTGCACGGGACGAGTCGCAAGGCGCAGGCGGCGCTCAAGGAGGAGGGGATCGACGTGCACCACACGACGATCTACCGGGCGGGGAAGCGTGCGGGAGGCGCGAAGAAGCTGAGGCAGGAAGCACCGCTCCGCTCGGTCGAGAAGTCCGTTGCGTTGCAACGCCGCAACGGAAGGCGAAATCCGTAAACGTTGCGGAACTGGCGGTGCCAAGGGCACTTGTGGGGCCGGGCCAGCGTGGTCCGGCCCCATTTCGTTCCGATCCATGCAACGCCAGCCGGTTGGTCCGAAGGCCACCGGCATAACCCGACGGTCACCGACACGAGTCCGCGAGCCATCGTGACACCAGTCACGGCGAGGACATCGAGCGGCCCGCAGGGGGAACTGCCCGGCCTTCGGAGCTCACTTGAAGCCCGAAGCAATCGTCGAAGTCGTCACCAACCCGATCACCAGCAACCTCATCCGCAAGAAGGCACGTCAGATCGTCCGGCGCACCGGCTTCAGCCGGTCCGACCTTGCCGACATCGAGCAGGACCTCAGGGCGTACCTGCTCGAACAGCTTCCGCGCTTCGACCCGAGTCGCGGAACGCTCGCCAGCTTCGTGGTGCGCCTCGTCGAGACGCGCATCCGCCTCATCCTTCGCGATCGTCGCCTGATCTGTCGCGCGGCCGGATTCACTGCGGTCTCCTTCGAGCGTCTCGTCGTGAGCCGTGACGGCGAGCAGATCCGCGGCGAAGGGGTCGTTTCCGAGGCCGACCTTCATCGTCGGCTCTCGCGCGATGGCCGTACCCCTCCTGAGGACGCTGCGCTACGGGATGCGGTCGCGGCTCTTGTGGCGTCGCTTCCTGACGACATCGCAGAGTTGTGCCGAAGCGTCGCTCGGGACGGTGTCGCAGCGACCGCGCAGCGCCGGGACGTGTCCCGCCGCCAGATCGAGAAGGTGCTCCGTTCCCTGCGGGAGCGCTTCGAGATCGAGGGCTTCGACAAGTTCTGAGTGACGTAGCGGGCAAGTCCCTCGATCGCTGCATAGGTAGCCGGTGGGTGGACGCGTCGTCCATCCAACGGCCAACCTCTGGAGGCACCAACGACATGAACCGTGGCGTCTACCGATTCGACTTCGACCCTGTCGTTCCACCCATCGAGGCGGAACTCACATTGCACTTGGCTCTCATCGCCGTTGAAGGCCTGCATGGGGAGGCGAAAGTGCGGATGGATGCCTCGTATCACGTCGACGAGCCGCGACGCGCAATCTTCGTGGACGGCACCACGGATGTCGGCGACTCGCTCGTCCGCGTCTTCACGCGATTCCTCACCCGCGAGTTCGGCGATGCGGCGTTCCGCGTCCGTCGCGTGATCGCCATCGTCGCCGAGCGACGCGCGCCGGGGGAGCCGCTGTGCGCCGCCTCCTGAATCGACTCGTGACTCTCGGCCGCGCGCCGTCGGCCCCGCTCGTCCGCCTCGGTCAAGGCGACTACTGCCGCGACATCTGGCCCAAGGACACCAACGTGCCTGTCAACACCGAACACGCAGTCGATCTCCGCGTCCTGATCCGCGAGCCAGCGGACGTCTACCACGCCCGCAGCGGCGAGTTCCTCTCGTCGCACGCGCTCACCGAGTTCCGGCGCTGCCCATCTCTCTACCGCAAGCGAGAGCTCGGGCTGATCGCCGATCGCGACAGCGCGGCATTCACGGTTGGACGGGCGGCGCACGTCCTGATCCTCGAGGGTCGCGAGCGCTTTGAGACAGAGTTCGCCGTCGGCGGACCGATCAACGAGAAGACCGGCAAGCCGTTCGGCAGCACGACGAAGGCGTTCGCGGAGTGGGCGGAGAGGCTGGGAAAGCCCGCGATCGACGACGGGCAGGCCGCGATCATCGGCGAGATGGACGCGAGCGTGCATGCGCACGGGATCGCGTCCGAGCTCCTGTCGGACGGTGTCGCCGAGCGCGTGGTCCGCTGCGACTATCGCGGGCATCGCTGCCAAGGACGCTTCGACTGGATCAATCCCGATGGCGGGCGTGGCATCGTCGACCTGAAGACCTGCGAGAAGCTCGACTGGTTCGAATCCGACCTTCAGTCGTTCGGCTATCCGCATCAGCTTGCGTTCTACCGGGCACTGCTTGTCCAGGTGTGGCGCATCACGCTCCCCGTCCATGTCATCGCGGTCGAGAAGCGCGAGCCGTACCGAACCGGCGTGTGGTGCATCGCGCCGCGCGTCCTCGACCAGGCGCAGCGAGAGAACGAGCAGGCGATGGACGAGCTTGCGCAGTGCCGACGCACGGGCGTCTGGCCAACACGCTTCGAGTCGCTGCGGCGATTCGACCGTGCCTGAACCTCAACCCCACTCACGGAGAACCATGAGCCTCATCGCACAGGTATCGCGCGGCCGCATCGCCGCACCGCGTCGGGTCCTCGTCTACGGCGTGCATGGCATCGGCAAGAGCTCGTTCGCCGCGAGCGCCGAGAGGCCGATCGTCATCCAGACCGAGGACGGACTCGCCAACATCGACGTGGCCCGCTTCCCGCTGGCCACGAAGTTCGGCGACGTGCTCGCTGCGCTTGGCGAGCTCTACACGGAAGAGCACGAGTACCGCACCGTCGTCATCGACTCGCTCGACTGGCTCGAGCGCCTCATCCACGCCGAGGTCTGCACGAAGCGCGGCGTCGAGACGATGGAGGACGTCGGCTATGGCAAGGCCTTCACCTTCGCGCTCACGCAGTGGCGCGAATTCCTCGCCGGGCTCGACGCGCTGCGCAACGAGCGCGGGATGCAGGTGATCCTCATCGCGCACGCCGCGATCGAGAAGTTCGCCAACCCGGAGACTGAGACGTACGACCGCTACGCGCCGCGGCTCCAGAAGCTCGCGAGCGCGCTCGTGCAGGAGTGGTGCGACGAGTGCTTGTTCGCCACCTACCGCGTGCTCACCCGGACGAGCAGCGAGGGCTTCGACCGCAAGCGCGTCCAGGGCATCGGCACCGGTGAGCGCGTGCTCCGAACGACCGAGCGGCCGGCGCATGTCGCCAAGAACCGGCTCGCGATGCCCGACGAGATCCCGCTCGACTTCGCCACCTACGCCGCGTTCGCGCGCGGCGAGCAGCCCATCATCACCAGCAACGACACCAACTCTCAGGAGAACTGACCCATGCCAAGTCTCAACGGATTCAACGCCAACGACGTCGACCCCAACGTGGGCTTCGAGCCCATCCCCGCAGGCAAGTACCTCGTGCTCATCGTCGACTCGAAGACGAAGCAGACGAAGAACGGCGCGGGCGAGTACCTGCAGCTCGAGTTCGAGATCGTCGACGGTCCGTACAAGGGCCGCAAGGTGTGGGAGCGCCTGACGCTCAAGCACCCGAACGAGACGACGGTGAAGATCGCGAAGGGGAACCTCTCCGCCATCTGCCGCGCCGTCGGCGTCATGAAGCCCAACGACAGCGTCGAGCTTCACAACATTCCGATCACGATCGTCGTCGGGCTCAAGAAGCGCGAAGACAACGGCGAGATGACGAACGTCGTGAAGGCGTTCGAGAAGCGAGAGAGCGCAGCGGCAGCGCGGCCGTCCGCCGTCTCGGGTTCGTCGCCGCCGTGGAAGCGATGAGCGAGCGATGGCCCGCCGTGTCCTCACGCTTCCCTATCCGCCGAGCGTGAACCGCTACTGGCGGCACGTCGGACCGCGCGTCCTCGTCAGCCGTGAGGGGCGGAGCTACCGCGAGCGCGTGCGCTCCCTCCTTGCGGCGACGGGGACACCGACATTCACAGGACGACTGTTCATGACCGTGACGCTGCATCCTCCCGATCGCCGCAGACGTGATCTCGACAACCCGCAGAAGGCGGTTGGCGACTCGCTCAAGCACGCCCGCGTCATCCGTGACGACTCGCAGATCGACGACTGGCACATCGTCCGCGGTGCGCCCGTGCGCGGCGGTGCGTGCATCATCGAAATCACGGAGGTCGGCTGAATGGAACTGCGCCCGTACCAGCGCGAGGCCGTTGAGGCGGTCTACGAACATCTCCGTGCTCGCGACGACAACCCATGCGTCGTCCTTCCGACGGCCGCTGGCAAGACGCCGGTGATGGCGACGATCTGCCGCGACGCGGTGCAGGTCTGGAACGGCCGCGTGGTCATCCTCGCGCATGTGAGGGAACTCCTCGAGCAGAGCGTCGAGAAGTTGCTGGCCATCGCGCCCGATCTTCCTGTCGGAGTCTTCTCCGCTGGCCTGCGTCGTCGCGATCTCGGGTACGCGGTCACCGTCGCGGGCATCCAGTCGATCTGGAAGCGTGCGGGCGATCTCGGCACGGTCGACCTCGTGATCGTCGACGAGGCGCATCTCATTCCAGCCGAGGACGACGGCATGTACCGATCGTTCCTCGCCGACGCCAAGCTCGTCAACCCGGCGCTCCGCGTGGTCGGCCTGACGGCGACGCCGTACCGGCTCAAGTCGGGCGAGATCTGCTCACCGGAGAACGTGCTCAACCACGTCTGTTACGAGATCGGCGTGAAGGAACTCATCGTGCAGGGCTGGCTCAGTCCGCTCCGCACGAAGGCCGGATCGCAGCGGCCCGACTACGAGGGCCTGCGCGTTCGCGCGGGCGAGTTCGTTCCGGGCGAGGTCGAGGATCTCATGGACGACGACTCGCTTGTCCAGGCGGCGTGCGCCGAGATCATCGCCGAGGCCGTTGACCGTCGCTCGATCCTGATCTTCACGAGCGGCGTGCGGCACGGTCGTCATGTCGTCGACGTGATGCGCGAGCGCCACGGCGTCGAGTGCGGCTTCGTCTGCGGCGACACGCCGTCGGCGGAACGCGCCGCGATCCTGAAGCGATTCCGATCTGGCGAGCTTCGCTACCTCGCGAACGTCAACGTCCTCACCACGGGCTTCGACGCGCCGAACGTGGACTGCGTCGCGCTCCTGCGCCCGACCATGTCCCCGGGGCTCTTCTATCAGATGGTTGGAAGGGGCTTCCGACTGCACCCGGGCAAGGCCGATTGCCTCGTCCTCGACTTCGGCGGGAACGTCCTGCGGCACGGACCGGTCGACGACATCCGCGTGGCCCGCGAGGACCGTGGCGACGGCGAGGCGCCCGCGAAGCAGTGTCCGCAGTGCAAGGCGCTGGTCGCGACCGGCTATGCGAACTGCCCGCAGTGCGGCTTCGAGTTCCCCGAGAAGCAGCGCCAGCAGCATGACGCGTCGGCAACGAGCGAGGGCATCCTCAGCGGTCAGGTGACGCGCACCGAGGAGACGGTGAAGGAAGTCGCGTACTGCTTCCACACGAAGCGAGACGATCCGGATGCACCACCGACGTTGCGCGTCGAGTACCGCGTCGGCTTCAACCGCTGGCACCGCGAGTGGGTCTGCTTCGAGCACGACGGCTACGCGCGCAGTAAGGCCGAGCAGTGGTGGACCGCGCGCTCGCGCGAGGCGGTGCCCCGCACCGTCGACGAGGCGGTCGACCTGGCCAACGCCGGCGCGCTTGCGCCGACCCTCGCCGTCACCGTCGAGAAGCGAGCGGGCGACAAGTTCGACCGCATCGTGAGCCACTCGCTCGGCGACCGGCCGCCGCGACTCGAGTCGGACGAAGGCCTGCCCGCGACGGTGCCGTCGTCGTCACCGCTTCTCGGCATCCCTGACGACGAGATCCCGTTCTGATGAGCAGCTCGACGAGCATCCTCCTCGCCGCGGCTTTCGCCTACACCGCGAGGGGCTTCTGCGTGGTGCCTGTTCCGGCGGGACGCAAGGGCCCGATCCGCATGGGCTGGCAGGACCTTCGTCTCGGTCCCGATGAGTTGCCGCTCCACTTCAACGGCACCGGCAACATCGGGCTCCTGCTGGGCGAGCCGAGCGGCCATCTCGTCGACATCGATCTCGATTGCGACGAGGCGATCGAGCTCGCCGACGAGTTCCTGCCTAACACCTCCGTCGTCACGGGCAGGACGAGCGCGCCGCGGTCGCACCGCTGGTATGTCGCCGAGGGGGTGCGCACCAAGAAGCACGTCGATCCCGTCGACCGCAG